AAGGACCATCAGATATTAATGAAATACAAAAAATAGTGGATTTATTAAGAAATTTATCAAAAACTAGTCTATTAGACTTTGATTTAAGAGAATTTGGTAGAGAAATAAAGCCCAAAAATTATGCATTTAGGTTAAATACAAATACTATGACAGACAATATACAAACAGAAAGCCTTAGCGGTTTAGTTGGAACAGTAAAAACTAGTTCGCAAAAGTTAGAAAACGCAAAATTATTAATCAAACACCGTAAGCCAGTTAACGAAGAAGTTCCTGGTTCAAGATCAAGAAACATCTCAGCATTATACATTGAGAATGTAGACGGTGAAAGATTTAAATATCCTTTCATTCACTTGAATGGTGCAAGAGCAATGACACGTCACGTACAGTCAGGCGGAACACCATACGATGAAGTTGGACAGTCTGTTATTAATATGAGTGAACAGTTAAGCAAAATCAGAGAAGTCTTAACCATTATGAGAAGATCTCCAGCTGTACAAGAACAAGCGGCATCAGTGATGAGCAGTATGTTAGTAAGGCAAGATAGATTAAGAGAAATGATTAAAAGAATTACATCAGTGGAAGGTTATAAAAATTATACTGAAAACTTTGTAGCAAAAGTGAATGCAGAGATAACTCCAGATGCAATTAACAGTATGAAAGAAAAGTTCACAGTAACTAATGTGGATAACAGAATTCAGGAGTTGATTCCAATGATAAATGAAATACACGATGAAGAGAATACTTTAGACAAGTTAAGAGGTGCAGTACAAAATAAACTATCTCAACCAATTGAGATGATGCCACCTAAACCGATTGACATCACAGATATGCCAATACGTTTCATTAACGATAGAACAAAGATTGCCGCAAGATTAAATTTAGTAGGTAAACTAGCAAAAGATGATGAGATAGCTGTATACCTTGATAGAATGGCGGCGAAGTTACAAGGTTCTGATAAAGAACCTGCAGGCGGTGAGGCGGCCGAGAAAGCCGGTGATATGGCACCGTACAGAAAAGATGATATACAAGTTATTATGAAAGTATTAGATGACGCAAAAGTAAAAGCTCTAATCAAACAAGTTGAAACAGCGAAAACTGATCAAGTAGCAAACGCAAAAATGACAGGTACTGACGAGTCAGAAGTTAAAGAATCAGAGTTACCTGAATTTAAACAACTAGATGAAAACTTTAATCAGATGTTAGGTATGTTCTCTCCGGACGTAATCGCTACAAATGAAGAAGAAGATCCAAAAACAAATTTTACAAAATGGTTGAAAGATAATTATAACAAAACACCAAGAGATCTAACAGCTGACGAATATGCTAAGATGTCTAAAGAATTTCAAGCACAAATGAAAAAGGATGAAGCAATGGAAACAGAAGCTAAAGGTAAAGATCATAACAATGATGGTAAAGTAGATTCAGCTGATTATATGGCGGCCAAAGACAAAGCAATTAAAAAAGCTATGGGCAATAAACAAGAAGAAGCGGTTGATGTTGATGCACCTGCTAAAAGAGATGCATTAAAAAGCAAGTATGCAAATCTATTAAGACCAATTGCACAACAAGAAGATTTTAGTAAACTATATGATATTACTAGCGACTACAAAAATGATGAATTGTTTACATACTTACACGATAAAATGAATGATATTATGGCCGATTACGGCTTACATCCAAAGGATGATATGGAAGCTATCGAAATGCGTTTAATGGACGAACTAAAAGACGATTACGGAATAGCAGAAGATAGTGAACTTGACATAATGAAAAGAAATGCTGGATTAGAAGACGAATCAGTCAAAGAAGGCGGAAACGATTTTGATATAGCAATGGGTGACGCAGAAAAAATTATTTCTGATGCATCTAGTGATGAAGAAGCAAAAGCTGATTTACAAAAACTTCACGATATGCAAGATGATTCATACGCAAAATCAACTGTAGCAGATTATATTGCAAGACTTGAAAAAGAAGGTTTAGGTGCTATGCAAAGTAAACTAGCAATGGCTGATATGGCAGGAGAATCAACTGAAGAAGCGATTGATCCACAAGCTCAAACAAATCCAGAACTTGCGAGAATGAAAGAACTGATTAGTTACAAAATCTAATTAATCGAATCATAAACAATCCGATCCATTACAAATAAGCAAGACAGCCTTGCAAAAAAATATGTCGACCTACGACACAATTTCATAGTATATTTTATAAATAAGATTGAATAAGAAAACAGTTTTTTTATTCAAGAGCGACCTCGGCTCAGAAAAAAAGAGTGGCACTAGGGAAAGACCAGGGCGGTGGCTACGCCTTACAACAGACTGACGGTAGCAAAGACTACTGACACTGGAAAAGACCAGGGTATTGCTTTCCTTAAGCATCTAAATTATATAGGAGATAGGATATGACAAATTTCATATGGACCCATCTTGCAGATTTCTTTAGAAGCAAAAGTGTTTCTGAAGCTCAGATGCTACAGTGGGCCAAAACAGAGTACGGTAAAGAATGGGAGTATGCTTACTACCACATATTGCCAAGAATAACTAACAAAGATAGAAAAGGCGTTAACAAATGAGTACAATAACACTATACTACTGTTCATTTTGTGAATCAGTAAACAAGATGTTCGCAAGAATGATTACAACCTGTGAAGCTATTGGCACAGCCAGAGCGGCTCACCAATTGGCGGTAATGGGTCTTCACGAAGAAGCAAAGAAGTTGATGCTGAACAACAAAGAGGACAAATAATGCATTTCAAAGATATGATTACAACCGTTGTTGTTATAGGATTTATGATGTCAATACTTGCAGGTGTTGTGATTCTAAATGTTATGAAATACAGTGGAGGGATATAATATGTGGCCATACACAGATGACGAGCAAGATTGGGTATCTGGAAAATAAATTAAAATACCTACAGGAATCAACAGTTTCTAATATTTTTCTGTTGATTCCTGTGATTTTCTAAAAAAAATACTTGACAAATTAATAAAAGATAAATATACTTGTAGTTAATGTTAGAAATAATATTAATTACTAACAGGCAAACATAGGCAAACATTAACAAACATATGCTAACATAGGCACATAGGAGGCTAACAATGGCAACACTACAAGAAATCCGTGCAAAACTGGCGGAACAAGAAAAGAAAACCTCAGGTGGGGGAACAGTTTCAGACAACGCAATATTTCCATTTTGGAACATTCCAGAAGGAACAACATCAACATTAAGATTTTTACCTGACTCAGATGAGAACAACACGTTCTTTTGGGTAGAAAGAGCAATGATCAAATTACCATTTCCAGGTATCAAAGGAGCGGCAGATACAAAGCCAACTCTAGTACAAGTACCTTGTATGGAAATGTTTAATGAACCTTGTCCGGTACTTGCAGAAGTAAGAACTTGGTTTAAAGATCCTGCACTGGAAGATATGGGTAGAAAGTATTGGAAAAAAAGAAGTTACATTTTCCAAGGGTTTGTGGTCAACTCTACATTAGATGAAGACACAACTCCAGAAAACCCAATTAGAAGATTTGTAATTAATCCTTCAGTCTTTAACATTATCAGATCAGCATTGATGAATCCTGATATGGAAGATCTACCAACTGATTTAGAGTCAGGTAGAGATTTCAAATTAACGAAAACTACAAAAGGTCAGTATGCTGATTATTCAACATCGACTTGGTCGTTTAAAGCAAGATCATTGGGTGAGTCAGAAAGGTCAGCAATGGACCAATATGGCTTACATAATTTAAGTGACTTTATGCCGAAGAAACCTTCTGCAGAAGAGCTTAACATAATCCAAGAGATGTTTAAAGCATCAGTTGATGGTGAGTTGTATGATCCAGAAAGATTTGGCCAATACTATAAGCCGGCCGGATTAAATGTTGGATCAAACAACAGAGCTCCAGCTACACCAGTTGCGACAGCTACAACACCTGTAGCAGAAACAACTCCTGTGGCAACAGCAACACCGGTGGCAACACCAGTAGCACAAACGGTTCAACCAACTCCTGAACCTGCAAAAGTTGAAGTTACTGAAACAGTAACAGCAACAGCAAGTGAGCCTGCAACTAGTCAAGGAAGTAAAGTATCAGCAGATGATATATTATCAATGATTAGAAGTAGACAAGCAAACAAATAGTAATAGTTAAATTATAGGTGTGGGCATTTTGTTCACACCTATTAACATTAGGAGAAGTTATGGTAAGACCATTTGACGTCAGTAAGTTTAGAACCAGTCTAACAAAAAATATACAAGGCATTAGTGTAGGCTTTGAATCAGATCCAGATACGTGGGTTGATACTGGTAATTACACTTTAAATTATTTAATTAGTGGTGATTTTAATAAAGGAATACCACTAGGTAGAGTAACAATGTTCGCTGGAGAATCAGGTTCGGGTAAGAGTTTGATTGCATCAGGTAATCTAATTAGAAATGCACAAAAGCAAGGAATTTTTTGTGTAGCAGTAGATAGTGAAAATGCACTGCACGAAGATTGGCTACAAGCACTTGGAGTAGATACATCACCAGAAAAGATGTTAAGAATTCAAGTTGCAATGGTAGATGAAGTTGCTAAAATTATTAGTGATTTTATTACAAATTATAGAAAAGATTATGAAGACAAACCAGAAGCTGAAAAGCCAAAAGTTTTATTCATAGTTGATAGTTTAGGTATGTTGTTAACACCAACAGATAGAGACCAGTTTGAAAAAGGTGATATGAAAGGTGATTTAGGTAGAAAAGCTAAATCTCTTACTGCACTTATTAGAAATACTGTAAACTTGATTGGTGCTCACGGCATAGGATTAGTAGTTACTAACCACACATACGCATCGCAAGATATGTTTGACCCAGATGATAAAATTAGTGGTGGACAAGGATTTGTTTATGCAAGTTCAGTTGTTGTTGCAATGAGAAAACTTAAACTAAAAGAAGATGAAGATGGTAACAAGATTAGTGATGTAATGGGAATTAGATCAGCAATCAAAGTTATGAAAACTAGATTTAACAAACCTTTTGAAAGTGTACAAGTCAAGGTTCCATATGAAAAAGGAATGGATCCATATAGTGGATTAGTTGACTTGTTTGAGAAAAAAGGCTTGTTAGTCAAACAAGGTAACAGATTGAAATACGTTGATAGGATGGGTAAAGAACATTTACACTATCGTAAACAATGGACTGGAGACAATTTAGAACTAGTTATGGCTGAATTTCAAGATTCACCCTTGGTAAATAAAACCAAAGGAGACGTAGCTGATGAAGAATCTACAGGAGGCAATGATGTTGCTTGAAGCTTGGCAGAAATTAGTTGAGTACATTCCTCAAAAAGATAGGGTCGAAGCCGCAAGAGCTTATGCTATCCTAATTGATGAATTACATTTAGACCAAGCATCGCTTGAAGAACTTAAAGATGGAGATCAATACCTAGAAGCCGCAATCAATGATTATTATGGTGACGATGGTGATGATGAAGAATCTTATGGCGACTATACCGAAAACGAGGACTACTAATGCCTCAAGGTTGGTACGGTCAAGTTTCAAGCGATCTATCAAAGATAGTAGATTGCATTAACTTTTACGAAAAAGAGCTAGATGAAGCTAGAG